CGCTTTCCTCGTAAGAAGTGAACATAAGGCGCTCCAGTCGGTGGCTTGTGAGAGTATGAAATGAAACAGGGCAAAAAAAGAGGAACCTGTAACATTTCGAAACAAACGGCGTTCGTGATCGAATGTGTGCCGCTTGTTGAACATAAATTATCGGGTATTGCTGAATTGACAATGGTCGCTTAACACTCCGAAACAATCCACCAACATTTCCTAAGCGGGCGACAGATAAAGAATAGAAAGGCACAAAGTATAAACAATTGCACCGCACAGTTTGTATAAAGAATTGGAACCCGCGTTGGCACACGTTACATCGCTTAATATTTACATCCAAACCGGCTATGGGGCGGCCTAAAATCTAAAACAGCGGGGGGTACTGGGGGTAGTCGGCGCCGCCGCAACAGGCGGAAGGGGTTCGCATTTTTGTGTCAAAATTTATGAGTCACGCCTGTAAGGCCCCGTAGAGGCCCTCCGAGGAGCTTTAGGTGTACTGACACCTGAAGTGAGTCGGAGGGGTCTTGTAGGGGCACACAGACGCCTTAGAACACGTCTTTCTTCGTGATGATCGAATCAGACTTTGGATACGGAGGAACCGGACGACGATAAAGACGATTCATCGCTTCTTCATAGAAGACCGAATCTGTTTTGCCTTCCTGTTCGAGTTTGGTTTTAACGTCGAGCCACTTTTTGTACTCGTCGTAAGTCATCTCTTCCATTGGAGTGCTCTAGCAATAAGAGGTAGTTGTTGAATGAAGATGGTCTTAGCCGAATCAGCAATCTGTTGATGTTCAAGTTGTGTACCGTTAGCGGTGCGTAGATCGATGTAATGAATCCAAGAACGAATCGTACCGTTCATGTAAAGACGCGTTGGCGCGTTTAACGGCAGGACCGACCTAGCACATTCTTTAGCGACACCAGAACTAACCATCTCATGGTAGAGGTCTTCTGCTTCTGCGTAGTGTTGAGCTATGCGTCGATAGAAGGACTGGGTTTTTTCTGGACTTAGATCATCAACTGAGTTCTGTCGGTTCTTTGTGTCTTGTCTTCTGAGGTGAGGAAGATCAATACCACCTAGCTCGTCCATACGGGCATAGCGTTGACTGAACTCCTGAAAGGAGAAAGACCGATGACGAAGTACTTGAGCGCTAATAGAGCGTGTGGTGTTAATCTCAAGGACCATATTAGCCATCTCAAAGATGGACCAATGACCATGTTTAATACAATACCCAAGTAGCTTCTCCACTGTCTGGTGGTTCTCTTGGTTTTGTGGGTTACTTACTCTTGCACAGTAAGCAATCATTTCTTCTGCGTCTGGGTTAATAGAAACAAGACGACAAGAGGTAGTCATTGGTAAAGGAAGTAAAAGAAGAACAAGAGGTATACGTTATGGTCGGTCTTTTTATTCTTTTTCAAAGAAGCGAAAGACTAACGCTCGGGGCTAACGCCCCTCACTAACCATAGCTAGTTGGTGTCGTTTGGTTTATTGGTTGTCTTTTTTAAAAAGACCCCCCTATAGTCCCCCCATTGGGGGTTGTCGATTCCGTCTTCCCTAACCGCTCAAACGTCTCGCCGCAAAGCGTTGACAATGAAAGACTGTGGTGCTTATCGGAATCGACGTGAAACGGTCGGAGGGGGGACGAGGATGTTCGGTCCCCCCAATACCGCTGTTCCACACCGGAAGGCACCACACTTCCGGTTTTAGAGGGCAACTTCTGTTAAACCCAGTGGTGGACTGCGTTTTCAGCTGAGGTAAGGTTGTCGTAATTTTGACCCAGCACAAGGCGATCTGTGGCCTCCTGAGGGTGGTTCTGAAAGGCCCTGACCATCTTGACCCATTCGTCTCGTTTAAGGGCGATAGCAGCCTCTTTAGCGCTGATTGCGAGGATGTCTTGGAAGTACTTAACCCCAAGAGCAAGGGCGTCTACTCGGTCATCGTGTTTGACAGCCCCCTTTTCACGACACATTCTGGTAAGCTGGTACATGAGCATCCGAGGCAGTCGTTCTTCTGGACTCATGTCTGGGTTGCTGGTATAGTCCCACTCAATCAGACGTTGATCAATCACCAACCTATGCTGGTTAAGCACCGGTTCCAGTGTGTCGATGATGCGGTCTTCCTTCCGCGTAGTGGCACGCATTTCTTCGAAGTCGATCGGTGTCTTCATTTCGGCTGCGTGTCGCTTCATCAGTTCCATGACAGCACCATCACCGAAGTTCGATTCGATCAGGCAGAGGGTTGCTTTGTATTTCTTTGCTCGTCGAAGAATTTCACAAAGAGTAGAATCCGAGTAACCGTCTTGATTAGCAAAGATGTCACGAACAAATATGAACCCGTTAAGCTGACTCATAATCACGGCAACGGTTTCGTCTTTTCCGCGTCCCGACGGATCCACGGCAACAATAGTTTGCCCGTAGGGGACAAATTCCGAAACAGTCTTAGGCCGGTGCCATCTATCGCCAGGGAGAGCGACAGCAGGAAGGTTAAGCTGAGTGTCCTGATCGGAGCCCCAAACCAAGTCTGACGGACCCTTCTCCAGGTCAAGCGGTAGTACTGAAAAGTCGCTGAGCTTAAGAGGAAATTTAAGAGCGTCCGATAGGGACGTATCCAGCATGAACTGCAACATGAAGTTACTGCGAGACATACTTGTCTCACGTTCAAGCAGGTTAATCTCAGAGAAGCGAGTATCTGTTGGTCGCCACTTAAGGGCTTCGTGTCCACTTTTTTTAATATCTTTTACAAGTTGCGGCGCAAGTACTTCATCGTATCCAGTCAGGTCTTTGGGGTATCGAGCAGGCCAGACAAAGGGTCGGTAGTTACGTTCCCTGAGTGTACGATAAATTGTAAAGGTGGTTTGCGGTGTCCCAAGGAACACGATACGACTATCTTCTTTGGGGGTAAGGACGGATTCGCCCTCAGTAACCAACTGCAAAAGCTTTTCACGCATGAAGTCGGTAGCAGAGTTAGCGGGAACTTCAACGTCATCGAACACAATAAGGTCGGCTCGGCTACCAGTGATTTGACCGGTGATACCGACACTTTTAACAGACGGCGACTGAGCCGGTCTACAACCCGCGACATCAAACGAGACCCTGGACCACCGTTGGTCGTCGTCCACAGGGCGAAAATGAGCCAACCAGTCAAACTCAAGAATACATTTTTGACAGAAGATAGTAAAGTCATCAGCTCTTTGTTTAGACGCAGAAATAACAAGGATCTTCTTATCACGGTCGATCCATAGCGTCCACAGAACGAAGGCAGCAGCGATCCAGCTTTTACCGAGTCCTCGGAAGGCTTGGATTTGTAGACGCTTTGGTCCATTTTGGAGGTAGTTAGCAATAGCTATTTGTGCTCTTGTTGGAGGAGGCAGGTCTAGCGACTTCCATACAAGAGAAAGAAACAAAGGGAAACTGGCCTCTAAACGGGCCTCTAAGGTGGCTGTATTTTGCGTCATAAGGGAATATACCTAAAACGGGGTGGAGGCCCCCTAGAGAGCCTCCTAGATGGCTTAGAAGGAGTACTTCAAGCCAGCCTTAGTCCCGTAAGAGTTAACCGCGTCTGCAACCATGCTCAGCTCGCCGTAAACGGAAAGCGCAGGGGACACAGACACGGAGCCACCAGCTTTGCCGGTGAACTTGGTTTTAGCTTCGCCACCATCAGGTGAGAAGAGGGTAGGACCGCCTTGGATGTAGACACTCAGTTGGTCAAAGGTTTCTTCAGCACCGATATGGAAGTCAGTGGAAGTGCCCGAGTAATCAGAGCCAGTAAAGCCGCTGTTAGCCTCTACGTTGAGGTAGGGACCAGCAAAGGCAGGGGAAGCAGCTCCGATGATCAGAGCGGAAGCGATAATGGTTTTCATGTGGAAATTGGGTTTACTTTTTCTTGCGGCGTTTCATTGCCGCTTTTTCTGCGTTGTAGCGCTCTTGGCGCTTAGCCATTGTACGAACTTCGTTAGCCATGGCAAGAGGGACAGCCAAGCGAGTGGCTGCCTTACCAAGCACACCGCCAACTTTCGACAGAGCGCTACCGCCCGCACCGCGATAACCTTTAGCAGCGCGGTTAGCAAGACGGGTCGCCTTACGGGCCGCCGACTCTTTAGGCATTGCTGGGCGTGGCTTACGGCCAGTTCCAGTAACCGTTCGGCGGCTTTTGGAGGGCAGCTTGGGAAGCTTGGGACCGCTACGACCGCGACCGGTGGTTACCCTTGCTGAACCAGGAACACCTTGGCCGCCTTTGGTCATTTTTGCCGTGCTTGCTTTTTGACGGTTAGCACGGCGAGCGCTGGTAGTAACAGGTTTTTTAGTTAAGCGCTTGCTCCGGGTTGCGGAGCTAGTAACAGGGAA